TTTATCTCTTTCTTTTCTTCTTTTGAAAGTTTTGGCCAAGCATTTTGAAAATTCTTCCAATCTTGTTCTTTAATAAGTTTTATAGCTGCATCATGACTAGCATGTATATCTTCATCACCATGACCTATCATATATCTAACTGCACCACTAAGACCACGGGGTTCCATAAACAGAGATAACCCTCTACCTCTCTTCTCAACACCATCTTGTGCTTTCCCTCCGTTAACAGAAGGATTTGCGTCTTGATCCGGATTTTCTACCATTCCCAACCAATCCACTGTTGCATTAAAACTTTTTCCCATACTATAATATACTAAAATTACAGGACCTATACAAGTATCCCCACGGCCTTTTACAAAACGGGGGACACCCCCTACAAACATACCCCATAGTTTTAAAAAAAGTTATATGCATGGCATTGTAGTTGGGTCCTAGCTAATCAGCTCCCTCACTTTTTCCTGTCTGTGTGTACCCCCCGGTGCATCAGTCAACTTAAATAATTTTTTATTAATTAAAACAAATTTATCATGAAAAAGAAAGTATTTTTCAAAAAAATCACAGCTTCAAGGAAGGCTGTAGTGTTCTGTGTTGACAAGCCTTCAGCACAACAAGTTGCACAGTCAGGTAAATCAACCAAAGTAAACTTTAAAATGGGTGGTGCTACCGTAACTGGCCGTAAGGCTTTTCACAACTTTGGAACTCAGTACTTCGTTCAGTTAGACTGTACGTCACTGAACAAATCACAACAACCAAAGGTTGGTGATGAGTTCACAATTGTTGCCACTGACAAGCCAGTAATCAACAACACAACCGGTAAGGCAATGCCTAGCCTGTACTGGGGTTACGCTGGGTAACCAGCTGGGAGAACTGTTGAGTTCTCTCTCTTCTAAAGTGGATCACTATCATAGTGACTCCTCTTTAGCAGGTAACCAAACCATACTCACTCAGAATTGAAGGTCACTCAGTACATTTTTGATTAAATAGTACTCAAACCTTCTTCTGTCTTGGTTTTTTGAAGAATATGTTAGAGAAACTCTGTGAGGGTAATCACAATTACCACATATTACCACTTCTTACCACATGAGTAATTGATAACACCATATAAAGGATATAGCTATCGTAAGAGTATATAGAGCAGTATCAGTAGTCCTTACTACTAGGCATCTCTCTAATGTACTCTTATGTATAGGCTATAGTACAATTAGTCTTCTCTCTCTATAGAGAATGAGCATATTAGTATCCCAAATCTTAAAAAATAATATAGTTATGACAATAGAAGAATTAAGAAAGAATTTACCTGAGTTAACTGAACAAGAACTACAGTACTGCATGTTCATGATGAATAAGGATGAAAGAGAAGCAGAGAATAGAAAGAAAGATAAGAGTCGTGCTAAAGGACAAGTTATAACAAGTAAAGGTAATATAAGATATGATGAGTTTGATGATGAAGGATATATGGGAGGTTAAAAAATTTAAAGACATGGCGGAAAATAGAAAAAAAAAGAATAAAGAGTTAAAAGGTAAAACATTTGTTAATAATCTTTGGAGTAGAACACCTAAGAAAATAAATGGTAGTTATCCTAAGCTTACTGGTATTGATCGTAAGTTTAAGGAGGCAGAGTTAGATGCTGACTATAATGCTATGTCTGACTACTATGAGGATTATCCTTAATGGTAAAAATTAATATACATAATAATTGTAATCTTAAAAAATTAAATTATGGCAACAAGATCAAAACATGATGAAGATAATCCTATCAATTTGTTAAAAAGAATCAAAGTACTTGAAGCTGAACTTTTAAAAGCACAAATTAAACTGGAGGCAATGTACTTGAGTTTAAGGAGGCAGAACAGTTAGATTTAGATGCACATAATATTATAATCAATTATCAGGTTTACTTACTAACCAACATTTGTCGTAAAATGAAAAGATAATTGATTGAGAGGATGAGCTTGAGAGATAATGGTCATACATTCGTAAGGTATAAAGTGGAGAGGTACGGTGGAAGAGTTCCATTTAGTGCTGCTAAGTCCTTAATTAGAGCTTTACACCATTATTCTCATTCTCTTTCTATCTAATTATAATACTATTATGGCTAAATTAAATAACAAACAGAAGAGAGGTATACGTAGACAAGTAGACATTGACCTTGGTGTTAATGATCCTTCTCATAGTATACATAAGAATAAGAAGAAGTATAACCGTAAAGCTAAACATAAAAAGAAAGATGATCATGGAAATAATTAAAATATTTATGTTAATCACAGCTATATCTAGCAATTCAAATGAATTGATACAAGAGTATAGTTATTCTACACATGTAATCACAGAAGATAGTATTAATTGGTATGGTGATTGTAGTAATGATACTATAATATGTGAGAAAAATGAAGAAATAGGAGATATATTAACACGAATTACAATCAAACATAACTTAGAAGATATGGATTATATAATTATTTATCCTGACTCAATAGGTTATACAATAAGAAAATAAAATATTATGACATTTATTAAAGTAATATACTATTATTTTGGAACTATTGCAATATGGTTTATAATTGCAGTAATATTATTTATAATCATTTTAATATTTAAAAATAATAAAAGATGAATGATAAATGGTGGCTCATAGAAACTTTCTTAAAGAAAGATAAACAATATACAGTTGGTGGACCAAGATCTAACTGGAGAGTTAAGGTATATCCAAAACCTAGAATTTGGATCACAGAAGATACAATCAAGGAAGCTGAAAAATTTAATAAACGTAATAAAAGAAAAAAATCATGAGACTAGTATTTGAAAAAATTCCAATGTTTGCAATTATTCCAGCAATAGTATGGGATATTGAAGATGACCACATAACTATAGGTATATTACTCGGTATATTTATAATTGCAATAGAATATCAAAGATGAAGAATCCTAATTTTAATTATACAAACTTGAAAGAAAGGTCTGAAAGATATGGGACTACTACTATTATTGGTAGAAAGTCTCAGTTTAAGGGGAATTCAGTGAGTGTATATACAGCTGAACAAAATGAGATAACTGTTGTTAACTCATATTATATGGATCATACTAGACAGATCTATTCTATTAAGGATAACAAAACTACTCTTAATTATAATATTACTGGTGGTTTTAATCTTAAATGGTTAGAAAAGAAAATGAGAAAGACATGTATGGATTTACTTATTCATCCTGCAGCAGGTATAACTGTTGAGGTAATAATGAATAGTAATATGTGTTGTAATTTTGATTTTTATGGATATTATTTAACACATAAAGAGAATAAAGAAGGTCTTATGTTTCAAGGTAATATTGATAACCTTAGTAAACTAAAGGAATTGAGACATATTCTCAGTGATGTTAGAAAGATTATTAAAAGAGTTAATCTAGCAGAGTTAGTAAAACATACAATAGATTATGACACAGGTGAATTAGTACAGATAGCTGAACTAATAGATCCTGAAGATCAAGGAACAAGGTTACTTATTAATTATAATAAGTTGCTGAAGTTTGACAGAAGAATGAGTGATCATTCTGAGTGAGTGAATGAGGGAGAGAACTTATATATGGGTTCTCTCCTTTATTCTTTTTATAAACCAAAACAAGTATTATGACATTAGATTTTAAACTGTTGGATGACCATAGGGTACCTCCAACTATTAAACCAATGATTAAGTTACATGATTTATTAGTAAAAGGATGGAGAAGAGATAAGGAAGTTAAACTACCTAAACTTATATTTAAGATGGAAAAAGGTATATCAGAACAAGTTGAAGAAATGGTTAAGATAGAAGACCAAACACAATTTGTTAGTTTAAGGTTAGTTGAAGTTCTTAATAGTATAAGAAAATTAATTGATGAACCAACTGATAATGACATAAGAGAGGCATTGATTAAACTATTAGACAAAAGTTGTGACAAATTAGAAAAAAAAATATAAGTAATGGCAATAGAATTATCAGACTCAGTATTAATAAGAATACTACGTAATCATATTAAAGAAAATATAAATAAAGATTTTGTAATAGATCTAATCAACAGTAGACTCAGTGATATAGACAAGGGTATACTATTAGAAATATTATTAAGTGAGGATCCATTTGAATCTCTTGATCAAGATGACATAGTCTGGGTTAAGATTAATAAATATGATTCATCACAATATGGATGTCAACAGACATTAAGAGATCTTAATTTAATTCAAGATGATTATATAGTAGGAAGAATATCTGACTCTGATAATTATGGTTCTGATTTTGATAAGTGGCACTATAAGTTTAAGGTTGAGATACTTATACTTAGAGAAGATAAATGGATGATTAATGAAGACTTAATAGTTGATAGAAAAGACATTAAACATATCACTGATTCTAAATTAAATGATGAATTAAGAAAAGCTTACAAGAATAAGCGGACTGAAGTCATTGAAGGATAGCTATATTACTCCTATTTATTTTGAGTCAGTATAATTATTATCTAAAAGATACTCATCTTATACCACAATTGTTATATATATTTGCAGAAACTGTTAAGGAACAAGCAAATAATAATAGCATGTTATATCAATTAAAAAATGGAAGAACTATTGAATTATCTTTAGAACAATTCTTGGAGATGAGTGATTTAGAACTTGAGGAGTTAGAAGGATTAGGTGTACAACATACAATGGAGATTACTAATCCATTCTATAATACTTATCAAAAGAATACAAGAGAAAAGAAAGAAGACCTAACAGATGAACATGAGTTAGGTAAGATAAATGAAAAGGTCAGAAGAAATGACAAATACTTTCATAACAAAGATGATGATTAGATAAACTATTCATCATTATACATACAAAGGATGTATTATACTAGTGATCACTATCACGGGTATGGTATGTCCTTTTTTTATTCAAATCAAATTAATTAATAATCAAAAAAGAAAGCTATGGCTAAAGTAGAGAACAAGGTAGAGATTGTACCTAATGATCAAGGAGCAAAAATCCGTGTATCAGTAAACAATCCAGAATATGCACATGTACTATTAGTACAAAACAAAACATGGATAGCACCATCAGGGTGGGTACGTCAAAGACGTATGAGCACATTATTAAATGGTAAAACTGAACTCATTCAGGAGTTAGGATTAAATAAGAAGAAATATTTACCAGGTCAAATAGTTATTAAAGAGCAACTTGAACCATTCTCATGTTCTTCTGATGGAGACAGAGATATTAAATATGCTGGAGATACAGGAGTCATTTGTTGTAAAGATGGTGAAATTATATATAGAAAATGTTTCTATGATGCAAGTGGTATTGACACAGATGTATTTGTACAACATACTAATGGAGATGCAATCAGAGAAGCTAATGCTGCTAGAGCAGAAGAGAATAATGTAACAATGGATGATGATGCATCAATGATTAATGGTGAAGAATTCTTTACTAAGAATGAAGAAACAGATCCAGCTCAAATAGATCTTGAAGATTCAATTGCTGAAGTAGAAGCAACAGAGAATCATAATGAAGAAGATGGAGAAACAACTGAAACAAAAGTTGTTGAAGCTGCTGAAGAAGAGGAAATAGAGGAAGAGGAAGAAGAACTAGTAGAGATAGAAGAAGATGAAGAAGATATAGAAACATTTGAAAAGTAAAATCATATTAGAGGTGGTTCGGACTGCTATGTATACGCAACCATTAAACTCAAGTGGCGGAGCAGCTCAACGCTTGAACCTCTTTTTTTTTTATATACACAATTAATTAATAACTCACTTAGAAAATCATATCATGCAATTTAATAAGGAACAAATCCAAAAAATAGAAAGAGAAAGAAGACTCAACAAACTAGAGTACCTTGGTATACTCAATGATTACCAAACAATTACTAAAAATTTAGTACAAACTGTAATATATAGTGAACTAAATCAACAACAACACTTCTTATTTAAGAGAGTGTTACATGGTTTAAATGTATATAAACCAGTAGAATTAGAGAAGATGCACTGGGATAAAAAGAGAAGAATAAAGAAAGTATGGAGACGTGCACAAAATGTTATAAACAGTTGGAAACAAATGATTTGTAATAAGAGATCTAATGAAATTCTTAGTATCTTTACATCAAGTAAATTAGCTAAAAGTATAATTAATACACCGGTTAATGAAACTGATGAAAAATTTATTAATGATATGCAATTAAAAACATTAGGTATAACCTATGAAGATCTTATAATTAAATTTATAAGTGAAGGATTATTACCACGTAATTATTACAGCTTGAAATGAAAGCTAAACGCAAACTGTGTGTTGGCTGTGGCAAAGAGCAATTCATCTGGAAGAGTGAAGGTAGGTATAAATATTGTAAGGGATGTTGGCTAACTAAGGTCCCAACTAAACCAATCAAACGTACACCAATCAAACCATCTCAAAAACCAATGAAGAAGAAGTCATCTAAGATGAATGCTCTTGACTCAGTCTATTCACAATTAAGATATACATACCTTATAAAGTATCCATTATGTTGTGCATCATTGCCGGGTTGCACCAAGCAATCTACTGACATACATCATAAGAAAGGTAGAGGTAAATATCATAATGATCCAACAACATGGTTATCTGTTTGTAGAACATGTCATGATTGGATTGAGACACATCCAATAGAAGCAATAGAATTGAATTTATCAATTAAAAAAAATTAAAATGGGAAGACATAGAGCATTAGAGATATGTAGGAATATTACACAGACATTAAGTAAAGAATTAGATACAACATGTACTCAGTTTTTAAATCCAATGTTTGATAGACCTAAAGTATCTAAATCAATACTTAAAAAGCAAAAGAAAAATTTAATGAGAAAATATAATATTAAAAAAGAAGAATTATGATACATATACCTAAAGGTGTACTAAAAAAATTAAAACTTAGAAAAGAATCTGAATTTGAAAAAGAAACTAAAGAGTTGGAAGAACTCAGAGCTATAGAAAATACTGAAAGATTCAAGGCATCTATGGATGTTGTGGATAAGGTTGGTAAAGAGATAGGAGAGATGAGAGAGTGGGCACCATATTGTAGTGATGCTAAGACATACTTTCCTTTTCCTATGGATATATTAAAGCTTACTAAAGAACAACTGTTACAAATGCTTATACATTGTTATGGTACTGCTAAACATTTAAAAGATAAGTTAGATGGGAAGAAATGAAGTACAACAAGATGCGTTAGATATTGCTACTAGTAATAATAGATGTGGTTTGGGTATTAGTATGGGTGTTGGAAAAACTAGAATAGGAATCCAACATCTACAAGCTAACTATAATCCATTTATTAAAGCACTAGTTGTAGTACCTAAACTATCAGTGAAGAAAGCCTGGGAAGATGAGTTAAATAAAATGAATCTTACAGATAGACTAACTGATCATATTACTTATAGCACCTATCTCAGTATAAATAAGCATAATCCAAATGATTTTGATATAGTATATTTAGATGAGTGTCATAGTCTATTAGATAATCATGAAAATTTTTTAAGCTCTTACACGGGGAAGATACTGGGACTAACTGGTACACCACCTAAAAGAAAAGGAAGTGAGAAATATAGAATGGTACAGAGATATTGTCCTATCAAATATGAATTTAGTGTTGACCAAGCATCTGATAATAAGATACTTAACCAATATCAAATCATTATACATCACTTACGCCTATCAGGCTTGAAGACAGTAGAAAAAGTTAACAAGCAATCAGGAGGTACGTGGTATACATCTGAAATAGATGACTATACATATAATACTAATAGGCTACAAGAAGCAGATACTATGCAAAAGAAAAAGTTTTTTGGTATCATGCGTATGAAATCCATGATGAACTATACTACTAAAGAGTTATATGCTACGGGTATGTTAAAGCATATGGGTGACAAATGTATTGTGTTTGCTAATACACAAAAACAAGCAGATAAAATGTGTAAGTATAGTTACCATTCAGGAAACAAAAACTCTGAAGATAACTTAGAGTTATTTAGTGATGGCAGAATTGATCAGTTATCATGTGTATTACAATTAAGTGAAGGTGTTAGTATACCTGGGCTTAAGCAAGGTATTATAATGCATGCATATGGTAATGAAAGAAAGACAGCTCAAAGAATTGGTAGACTATTAAGATTAAATCCAACAGAGACTGCTACTTGTCATATACTTTGTTATAAAGATACACAAGATGAGAAATGGGTAACACAAGCATTATCAGGATTTGATCAAAGTAAAATTAAATTTTATAACCCTTTAGATAATTAAAAGATGGATCATAAGAAAAAAATGTTAATAATGATGGGATGTATTTTAGGAGTATACTTAATTGCTGTAGTAATAGGTATAGCTTTTCTTGTATTTTTAGCAACAAGTGAATGGATTAAAGCTGGAGTAGTATTATTCATAGAACTATGTCTATTCTTTATAGGTAGAACACTTAGAAAACAATTATGGCAATAATATTCAAAAATAAAATATAATTATGGGAAAAATGAAAGAAATCTACATGAAAATGGTAGAGAAAGAACAATACGAAATGATGTATGGAATACCTCAAGAACCAATAGAAATGGATATATTATGTCCCAATTGCATGAATAAGAAATTAATGTTTAATACCTCAACAGATATAAAATGTTCACATAATGGTTGTGGTCATGAATTTATTCTTGTAAATGCTGAAACAGTGAGATACAAATGATGATCACTATCATCATTCTCTCTGATCCAGGAGATGAACAGCCAGGAACATATATAATAAAAACAACTATGAAACAAATATTCAATACAATACTGATCAAACGTGATAATAAGTTAGAACATACAGTAAAAGCTAAGGAAGGTATCCTTAAAGATATAATTAAAGAACTTCCTGAAGGCACTAAAATAGAAGTCTTTGCTAATACCATAGGTACAAAGGGTAGTAATGCTCAATTAGCTAAAATTCATGCTATGATCCGGCAATTAGCTAATGATCTTGGTGAGGATCCTATAACATTAAAACATCATGTAAAAAATCAAGCAATGATTGATAAATCATTTGCAGATTGTGATATAGAAGAATTAAATTCTATTATACAAGCTATATTGACATTAGGAGATTGGAATGGGTCTAATTTACGTTAAAGTTTTTCCACTTTACCTTTCATTCCTTTTTGTTTTTTTATAGGTATAACATAATCAGTTGGATTAATGAGTTCTTCATCTATAACTTCACCTTCTTCAAGTTTTATACCAAATCTACCTTGAAGTTCATCTTCAGCAGAATGATTTGTATCAACACTTTTCATATCATGTTTTTTAAGATATTCAGCATCAATAACTAATCCACCAGTCTTTTCATCAACTCTAAGACCCATACGGTTAGCTAATTCTGTTTCATCAAGAGGATCAGCACCAACAGCATCTTCTCTTTTATCTAACTTCATTGCTTCATCAAATGCTTTAAACCATTCTGTTTTATCAGCTACTCTAGATTTCTTTTGTGTAACTCCAGCAACATTAATAGTATTTAATAAGGTCATTACTGCCCATACACAAGTTTCATATCTAGTAATTTTATTGGGTGGTATATCTTTAAAATTATCTTTAATCCTATACAGAGCTCTAATAACTCTAAATGATTCTTCATTTTCCATTAGATACTCTAATCCTAATCTTAATGCATTAACAAATGCACCATTAAGATTAATTTGTACTGTCTCAGCATCAGGTAAATATGTAAAACAATCATCAGGAAGTTTTTTTATTTCTTTAAGTTGTTCTAAAAATTGTGGAGAAGCACTTTCAAGTAATTTTTCCTCACCTTTTTTTAATTTTCTTATTGTCTTTTTTGCCATGATTTTTTATTATTTCTATAGTACAAAGATACAAAAAAATTACTATAATCCAATGATAATTAGTATATTTGTAAATCCAAAAACCAATACATATGTTAGAACTTTTGCAAGAAATGCTGAAGGATAAGATTACACCAAATCAACTCCTTCTTTTATATGGACTTGATGAGTCTATACACTTTCCACAAATTAATTCACATCTAGAAGTGAAGGGATTAAAAAAAGAAGGATATATAATTATGAATGAAGACATTGATACTGGTGCAGAACTGACTATCAAAGGCAGACAATTGAAAATAAAGTATGATAATTATTTTCTTAAATCAAAAAAGAAAACTAATTCTATTCTAATGGGTAAAGATTATATCAAAAAAGTAGAAGAATATAGAGAAATATTTCCTGCAAAAAAATTACCAAGTGGTAAGCCTGCAAGAGTAAATGTTAAAACATTAACAAAGAACTTTACATGGTTCTTTAATGAATATAATGTAACATGGAATCAAGTAATAACTGCTACTAAAAGATATGTAAATGAGTATGAAGTAAATGATTTTATGTACATGCAAACAAGTCAATATTTTATATGTAAATCAAGTCAAAATAAAATTAAACAATCACAACTCATGGACTATGTTGATATGATCAAAGATGGAATAGATGATGATGATATTAACCATTTTAAAGAGAAAGTAGTATGAATAAAGGAGCATGGGAGGGACAACATAAGGCTTTTACAGAAGCTCTTAGATATATGCTTGATAGACAATCAGGTAAAGAAAAATCAATATATACACCATGGCATAAGTTTAATGATGCTGTGACAGATGGATTAGAATGGAATACTCTTACTGTAATTGGTGGAAGACCTGGTTCAGGCAAGACATTAATAAAAGATCAAATAATTAGAGAATCATTTGTATTAAATCCTGAAGATGATTTTAGAGTATTAGAATTTCAATTTGAAATGGTTGGTAGAACCTCTGCAATAAGAGAGTTTAGTTCATTAACTGGTCAAACATATAAACAATTATGTAGTGCAGGTACAGTATTAACTAATGATACATTTAATAAATGTCATATGTATGCTAAAGAAAGGATTAAAAATCCTGTGGATATTGTATCTACACCTATGACTGTTAATCAAATGAGAGAACAAATTGATGCATATTTTAATGAACACAATAAAAAGACAATCATTACGTTGGATCATACACTCCTTGTAAAGAGAGCACCATATCAAAATAACCGGTTAGATATGTTATTTGAATTAGGAGAACTTTTTACACAAGTTAAACGTGAATATCCATGTATGTTTCTTACATTATCACAACTTAATAGAAATATAGATAATCCTGACAGAGCTGTAGATGGTAAATATGGTAATTATGTACTTGAATCAGATATATTTGGTTCAGATGCAATGTTACAACATGCTGATACTTTAATTGGTCTTAACCGGCCAGCTAAACAAAAGATTAGATTATATGGTCCTGATAGATATATCATACAAGATGACAAAACATTAGTAATGCATTTTCTAAAAGCAAGAAATGGGGATGCCCGTATGAGTTTCTTTAAAGCTGCTTTTGAAAGAATGCAAATCCAGGAGATGGACACACCTCCCCAACAACAAAGAAGATGAGTAAATTAAGTACTAAAAAAAAGATGACACCTCAAGAGCGTAAAGCTAGAGTTGAGGAGTTATTACAAGAACATAAGGATTATTTTCATACTAATAATATGGATAACCCTGCATATATACCTAAGATGGCTTATAGGCCAAGTGGTAAGGATGGATTACATGTATCATTCTTTCCTAGTGAATTGGAAAATAACCAAGACATCTATACAGAATTTGTAAGTATTGAATATGAAACAGAAGATCCTAAAAGAACTCTTTATTTATTAAAATATAACCCTCATTGGAAAGAAGAGTATGAATTAATTACAAGTAACTCAGGATTTCAAAGACATATTGTACCTTGTGATGAACTTAAACCTATTAAGGATGTTACAAGTAAAGGTACAGCACCCACTACACAATCACCAATTGAATTAACAGACCCGGATGAAAGAGATATAGTGGATGTCTTAAAGGGTATTGAAAAAGCATTATTAAGTATTAATCAAAAAATCAAATAGAATGGCACAAAGCGTATTAGTCATAGCTGACTCAGGGACTGGAAAGTCTACAGCAATTAGGACATTAGATCCTAAAGAAACATTTATAATTAACATTGCAAATAAACCTCTACCTTTTCAAGGTTGGAAGAAAGATTATACTATGATCTCTAAAGAAAATCCAAAAGGTAATATGACATCAGCTTCTACAGCGCCTGGTATCATTAAAGCAATGCAACATGTTAATGATAAAATGCCACATATAACTAATTTAGTTATAGATGATTGGCAATATATGTCCAGCTTTGAATACTTTGATAGAGCTAATGAAAAAGGATATGATAAGTTCACTCAGATTGCAGCTAACTTAGCACAAGTTGCTAAGATGCCTAAAGATATGAGGGATGACTTAACTATACTCTTTTTAACTCACTCAGAGGAAACAACAGATGTTAATGGACATAGAAAGGTTAAGGCAAAAACAATTGGTAAAATGATTGACAACACCTTAACACTAGAAGGTCTATTCTCTATAGTATTATTCGGTAGAGTAAAGAAAACTGAGGATGGCCTAGAGTATGGGTTTGATACAGAAAATAATGGAGAAAACACATGTAAATCTCCAATGGGAATGTTTAAAGATTCCTTTATAGATAATGATCTACAGTTAGTAAAGAACTGTATAACAGAGTATGAACAATAATCAATTAATTAATTAAAAAAAAAATTATGTTAAACACTAAAGACATGTCCGTTGGGAGCGGCAAAGCAAGACCATTAATGGGTCCTGGAAACACAGTAGTAAGAATTAATTCTATTACATTAGATCAAACACCATATGACAGAGATGCATATAATATAAATCTACATATGGAAACTCAACCAATTGAAGGAGAATTTGAAGGATTTTTTAGAGATAAAGATAATGAATCTAAAGGTAGATATGAAGGCCAGATTGGAAGAGTAAGAGTTTCACCATTTCCTTTCAAGGATACTACATTACCTAGTGGTAGAGAGATTAATAAAGATCAAGAGATTTTAAAGTCTATGATATTCCTAGGAGAAGTATTAGATAAAAGAGATGAGTTAGATTCTATTGAAGCAGAAACAATTGCTGATTTTATGAGTCAATGTAATACTCTCTTCTCAAATAGTGATTACTTTAATGTTTGTTTAGCTAGCCGTGAATGGGAAAATAAAGAAGGATATATAAACAATGATTTATATCTTCCTAAACTATCTAGAGATGGTGTACCAGCTGAACAATTAGAAATGGAAGGAGATAACTCTAGACTAATTGAGTTTAATGCAGATACGCATGTTAAACCAGTAGTTAAAAAGAATACACCTGCTAATGGACAAGCTACTAAGTTTGAGCCTGCAGCATCAGTGTCTGGATCAGACTTTGATCTTTAATAAATAATTTAGGCGGGGACTAACATAAAGGCGCTTTTGCCAAACAGTTAATACTATTGTTAGTCCCTGTCTACTTTTTAATTATGATTAGTACAAAGAATTTTATCAGTGAAAAAGATGAGATAAAAAGTAGTTGGGTATTTGAATACTACTTGGATCTACCAGAAAGATTAACAGGACAAGATGTTAAAATCAAATCCATATTTAATCCTAATGAGAGAACACCAAGTATGTTTATCTATCTAGATACAACTCATAATGAATATAGGTACAAGGATTTCTCTACTGGTAATCAAGGAAGTAAGATTGATTTAGTTTTAGCATTATTTAATTTAACATATTCTCAGGCATTATTCAGGGTAGTTGAAGACTACAATACATTCATTAGAGAGAATGGTTCTATAAAAGATGTAGAATATATACCGGTTGCTAAATATCAGGTAGACTATATCAAGAACCGTGATTGGAATGCAATAGATGGAAGCTATTGGTTACAATATAATATAGGGTCAAGTTTGTTGACCACATATAATGTTAGACCAATTGAGTACTATACTATGGTTAAAGAAGAGATGGATGATATAAGTAAAATTACTATTCAGAATCCTATGATCTATGGATACTATGATAAGAGTGGAGAAATATATAAGATATATCAACCTAAACAGAAGAGACATAAGTTCATAAAAGTTAAATCTTATCTTCAGGGCCTGGATCAATTAACATATGAAAAGAAATACTTAGTTATATGTGCATCACTTAAAGATGCGCTATGTATACTTAGTTTTAATTTTGGTATAGAAGTTATTGCTCCTGACTCAGAGAATACTATGATTAAACCATATGTAATCCAAAATCTTTTGTCAAAATATAAAAAAATTGTATGTTTGCTGGATAATGATGAGGCTGGACATAATGCAATGAAGAAGTATAATAGATTATACAACATTGAATCAGTCAAATTAAAATCTGAAAAAGATATTTCTGATGCAGTTCAGAAGTACGGAGCTGAGTTAATACAGCCTAAATTGTTTAAGTTAATAAAAAGTATTTTATGAAATGGTTCATACCAGGTAATGTACCAAGCTCTAAGAATAGTAGACGGTGGACAGGAAAGTATTTCATAGCAAGTAAAACTGTTATGAAGTATAGAAAAGAAACTGAGAAACTATTTAAAGCAAATACTGTATCCTTCCAAAAAGAATTCAGTAAGTATGAGTTACCTGTGTATGTGCATTTCACTTTTATTAGAGGCACCCGTCATAAGTTTGATTATATTAACCCAGCACAAACAGTGCAGGATGATATGGTTAAACACGGATGGATTGAAGATGATAATTGTGAGTTCATTATACCTTGCTTTGAAGAATACAAGTATGATAAAAAAAATCCAGGAGTAATAATAGAAATTAAAAATGACAAAAATAAAAAAAACAATACTTGATTATAAATCTTTCAAAAATATATTAGCCATGTTTACATCCTCATCTAGTGAGGATTTTTTTTTGGCAGTAAAAATATGGCAAGGTTGTAAAAAAAATATAACTCTTAATACTATAATAGCTAGACATATAGGTAAAACTGAATATAAAAAAGAAAGAGAAATGCATAAAAGATTACTTGAATTTACAAAGATCTATAATACATTTAATCTTGATACAACTTTTTATAAACTAATCAATAAGATGAGAGAAGAAGTTAATGATACTCTTTCTATTAGATTAATTAAAGAAGAAGTGAAGTACACTGTTAACACATTAATAGATTATCACAATCTATTAGATATAATTAAATTAGAAATTAAAAATATTAAAATATGATACACATAGCAGACATAGTTGCAAGAGCAGCTAAAACGTTAATGTTCTCAGAGCCTTTCTATGGCCTATTCCTAGTGGGACTTAACAAAAAATATAGAAAAGACTTACCTACAGCAGGTGTAAGTAAAAATGGTATAGGTATTCAATTAGCTATTAACCCAGAATTTTTTGAAAAATTAAATGAATATCAAAGAATTGGTTTACTTAAACATGAATTGTTACACGTCTCATTTGGACACTTAGTAATGAGAGATAGGTTTAAATGCCCTAAATTATTTAATATAGCTGCAGATTTAGAAATTAATCAGTATATAGGTGATGACTATCTTCCTGAAGGTGGTGTTACTATGGAAATGTTTAAAGATCTTAACCTAAAGAGAAGAGCAGGTACTACATATTATTATGAAAAGTTAGAGGAAGCGCAGTGTGAAGGTAACTGTCCTACTTTAGAAAACATTCTTAATCAAATGTGTGGTAACAGTATATATGATCATCCAACATGGGATGAGTTTGAAGAATTATCTGAAGCAGAAAAAAAGTTAGTTCAAAAACAAATAGAACATCAACTTAAAGAAACAGCAGATGCTACTGAGAAAAGACAAGGTCATATACCCGGTGAACTAGCAGAGATCATTGATAGATTAAGAATTCTTGAACCACCATCATTCCCATGGAAACAATATCTAAGAAGATTCGTAGGGAATTCTAGCATTAGTTATACTAAGAAGCTTAGACGTAAGTATAATAAAAGATATACTGGAAGTCCTGGTCTCAAAATTAAATTCAAAAATCATATTCTTGTTGGTGTTGACACATCTGGATCAGTATCCAATGATGAACTTAAAGAATTTATGAATGAGTTATGTCATATGCATAAGACGGGTCATCAAATCACTGTAGCACAATGTGATACACAAATAGGTAGTATAGAAAAGTTCAATCCAAAAAAGGATTGGGACATAAAAGGTAGAGGCGGCACATGCTTCCAGCCAGTTGTAGATCATTACAATGAGAAGAAAGAGTATACAGCTCTTATATATTTAACAGATGGAGAAGCATACCCTCCAGAAGACTGTCCAAAGAATACATTATGGGTACATAGCAGTAGTAACTACTGTAGTATTAATGAAGACTTGCCCGGACAAAAAATTCAACTAAATTAATTAAAAAAAACAAAAAGAAAATGGCAGAAGTAAATTTAAACATTGAGGAACTAGACTCATTTATTGCACACATTGTAAAGAATAATAGATTCTTACAGGAACAAGGAAAAAATCCAGTTGCTGTTGAAGTAGTGGGTGAGTCAGGTATTGGTAAGACTACTAGTATAATGGACATGGCTAAGAATCATAATCTTGATTTTGTTAAATTAAATTTAGCTCAGATAGAAGAGTTAGGAGATCTAGTAGGATTTCCTGTTAGACAATTTCAAATGTATAAAGAAAAAAAAATTAAAATTAGTAACCCGGCTGATATAAATTATAACTCCTCACAAAGAGCAGCTGCTGCTGAGGATTTAACTAAGTTAGGAACTCCTACTACTAAGAAGATTGGTTCTTGGGTAGATGAATTAGCAGTTGACAACTATCTTAAGAATGGTTGGAAGATGACTGGTAAAAATAGAATGTCTTACTGTGCACCTGAATGGATTGCTGATAAGAAGAAAGGTGGTATCCTTTTACTTGATGATTGGAACCGTGCTGATGTTAGATTCATTCAAGCATGTATGGAACTAGTTGACCGTCAGACATATATATCATGGACATTACCACAAGATTGGCATATTATATTAACTGCTAATCCTGATAATGGTGATTACATGGTTAATAGTGTTGATACAGCACAGAAGACTAGATACATTACAGCAAACCTTAAGTTTGATATTAATGTATGGGCTAAGTGGGCAGAAGAAGCAGGTATAGATTCAAGATGTATTAACTTTTTATTGATGCACCCTGAGCTTGTGAGTCAAGAAACTAATGCTAGATCTATATCAACGTTCTTTAATGCTATATCAGGTATTGAGAACTTTGAAGAGAATCTATCTCTTATTCAAATGATTGGTGAAGGTAGTGTAGGTGATGAGTTTTCATCTATGTTCACTATGTTTATTAATAATAAACTAGATAAGCTAATTACTCCTATGGATCTATTAACTCACACTGATGAGAAATATATTTTAGGAGAATTAAGAAGTTGTATTGGTAAAGATGATACATATCGTGCAGATATAGCATCAGCTTTAGCAACAAGACTTGCAAACTATTCTATTGTATACTCTAAGGAGAATACAGTTAATCAGAAAATAACTGATAGATTGATTGCACTGTGCACTAAAGATTACTTTACTGATGATCTTAAGTACTTGGTTGTGAGAACTATCTTTAATGGTAATAAGCAGAAGTTTAACAAGATGATGATGAACCCTGCAATAATTAAAATGACTGTAAAGTAATGGCAAAGAAAACAGTATTTCAAACAATTGATAATACTGATGTTACTAATCTTGGTATAGAAGATGGTGTGCACTTTGGAGTGTTCACCTCTTCTAACCTAGATGAAATAGCAACAGTATTAGTAACCGAAGAAGTAGACATATATAAAAAAATAGTTGAATACTTAGTAAATGAAACTACTAATGATTTAACTATTTTAAAAAAAGGATTTGTTTTGCCGGGATGTTCAGTCTCTGCAGATAGAATAAAAGAGGCTGCTAAAGAACATAGTATAACTATTACTAATGATTATGAGTCAGCAGATTTTATAATTACTGATGGGATGATAAGTCAAGATGCAGATCCAGGTACCAACTATCCAACTACAGCAATGCTTGTTGAGTTTCGTAATGGTTTCTTGCTTCATGATTATAAAAATCAAGTTATTGATTATCATAACAAAACAGGTAATACCGTGTTCTGGGATAAAAGATGTAATCAATATTGGAACTTGCGTGATTTTGAATATGGGTCAGCACCATATGATTCATATGTACTAACAGGGCTTGCTATTACTTTAGCATCTAAGATTAAGTCAGGAGATATGCACGTTATGGAAACTGAAACTCTTTTGAATTCATCTGCTAATATACAAACATTAACTGATCAATTACTTGGTGATATAAAAGGTATGTTATACAGTAGTGATGACCGGGAGATGTTAGGCGCATTATTACCTACTATAGATTATAAAAAAACTCCTGCATTAATGTGGAAGCTTGCTGGGTTATTAGCTGGTAAAGAGTACTATTGGTCTAGAAATAAGGACCTTAAGTATTGGTGGTCAAATGCTAACATTGATACACTAGGTTATATGAATGCTGAGGAAGCTGTTATACATTATCACGAGAATAATAAGCTTGACACAGAGAATTTTAAAATGTTAGAACCTATATGTAGAGAGGAGATTAATATATCTAATAGATCTTTATATGTATTTAAAGTAGCAGTAAGTCCTAAATGGAGAAAATATTTAACTAATAATATAAAAAAATGATAAATAATACAACAGTAAAAAATAAAAATATATACTCACTTTCAATGAATGCTTATCTACATGTGGAAGAGACAGATCCTTCTAAAATAATGATTACTAAAGATAGTTTTAAGATAGAATTACTTGGAAGATACATACAAGCTACTAATGGATATTATGATACACCAAAAGTATTAGATAATTTAATTACTACTAATTCTATAGATTTAAGTAAGATTAATACAATCTATAGACTCCCAAATCTTGCGTTATCAAGAGACAAACTTAATAATGTTAAAGAAAAATATAACATAAAAGTAATAAGAGATATACGTATGGCAGACCTAATTGTTATATCTAATAAAACTGTAGAGAAAATAATGGAAAGGATGTGGAATAAAACTATACTAACCAAATCTCAATTCAAAAAATTATTTAATTCATATACAGGAGCAGTTAATTTAGAAGTTCAAGCAGAAATTGATGAATTTCTAACTACTAAAATGAAAGATGAAGATATGATATGTACTTACAATAATAGTTATTATCATAATCAAAGTAGTATGTTTGATAAAAGTGAGTTGAAAAAATTACTTGATGATCTGAATACTAGAGATACTGGAACTTTTATTTATGTTCCTTTAGAAAATGAAAAACAGTGGGATACAATATTTGACTCACAGTATAAATTGGTAAGTGATATATATATGAATCAAATTTGTTCAGAAGATTCTATAATTATTGATGAAGAAATGTATGGTAGACTTAGTCAAATGTTAAAGTCAACTGCAGAAGATAAAACTTTAGCAATGAGTATGATGTCTAACTGTAATATTACTGAATCAAAAACATATATTGCCTTATTATTTTACCATTTTGGTGAACAAATGAAATCATATAAAACTTGGAATCAAGTAGCATTTAAAACTCTTCGTAAACAATTT